GTACTGCGCCTGATGCCTCTGCCGGAACGCCGGCCAGTGCCAGCACAGGAACCCCGATTCTGGATAACGTTGTGGATTTTGCCGCGACAGTTGCTGGCAGGGCAGGAAACGTGGTGGTGGTTGAGGCAGTAGCCGGCATCCCGAATGAAGAAAATCCCGCAGCGATTGAGACCTCTGCTGCCTGGAATGCGGAGGCATTAACGCTGACTATCACGCTTGGCTGCGATGAAACTGGCAAGCTGACGGCAACCCCTTCAGCAGTGGCCGCTGCCGTGGGCGCGGTGGATGATATGGAAGTCACCGCAACGGGAAGCGGGAGTGGCGTGGTTACACCGTTCCGGTTGCAGCTGGCAGGCGGCGAAGATGAACCTTTCCCGCTGAATACCCCTGTGGCGATTGTCGGTACCTCGATGCTTTCCCGGCTCGGTGAAAAAGGCACGCTGAAGCAGGCCCTGATGGAAATCAACGATCAGCGAAATGCCCTGACGGTGGTGGTACGCGTGGCCGAAGTTAACGATACAGCGAAACAGCGTGCGGGGGTGCTGACCGGGATCGGCGCGCTGTCATCTGCTCGCTCCGTGACAACGTACCAGCCCCGTATCGTTATCGCGCCGGGCTTCAGTGAGGATGATGCCGTGGGTAAGGCTCTGGAAACCGTTGCCGGCAAGCTGCGGGCGGTGGCGTATGTTGACTGCGAATCCGGTGCGACACTACAGGAAGTGGTCCAGCGCAGACAGTCCTATGGTACCCGCACCGAACTGCTGCGCCCGCGCGTACAGGTCAGCAATGCCGACGGCCAGCTGATCTATCGTCCTTACTCTGCGTTTGCGGCGGGGTTGCGTGCCCGAATCGACTTTGAAAAGGGCTGGTGGTGGAGTAAATCCAACCAGGACATCAATAACATCCTCGGGGTGGAACAGATCGACGAGTTCATTCTCGGCGATGAAAACTGCGATGCAAACCTGCTCAACATGCAGAACGTCTCTACCATCATCCGCCGGGCAGGGTTTAAGCACTGGGGCAACCGTCTGTGCGGTACCGATCCACAGTGGCGCTTCGAATCGGTTCGCCGAACCGCAGACGTCATTGAGGACAGTATTCAGGAAACGATGCTGGAATACGTTGATCGTCCGCTGGACCGGGAGAATGCCGACGACATTATCGGCACCATCAACGCCTATATGCGCCAGCTGGTCGGCCTCGGGGCCATTTTCGGTGGTCGCGCCTGGCTGGATGAAGAACTTAACACCGCTGAGAGCATGGCGGCGGGCGTGCTGTACATCAACTATGACTTTGGTCCGAAATCGCCGACTGAGCTTATCAGCCTGCGCGTCCGGGTGAATAACAACTATGCGCTTGAGGAGATGCTGGCAGCATGAGCGAAAAAAACACATTACGCGTCTGGACCTTCTTCCGGCAGGGGATCCGCATACAGGGGGCGCATGAGTTTACTCCGCCGGCATTGTCCATTGTCAAAACGGATTTGCGTACCGGCGCACAGGATGCGCCGTCCCCCGTTGATGACGGCATGGAAGCACTCACCTGTCAGCTGAAGTTTTACGGTGTGGACGTGGATATGCTGACCGCTTTCGGTTTTGTCAGCGGCAGCCGTCCGCGCTTTACGGCCTATCAGGGCTATCTGGCTAACGGTACCGCGCTGGGTACGATCGAGGAGATCGAAGGCTTTGTGCAGACCGTCACTCCCGACGCGCGTGGCAAGGACAGCCTGTCCGAAAATGCCGTCACGGTGGAAATCGCCGTGAGCTATTACCGTCAGACCAAGGACGGTCGCGAGCTCTTTGAGATTGATACTGAGCGCTTCTCGCGCCGGGTGAATGGCGTGGATGTTCTGTCCGGTCTGGCGGCAAAAGTACGGCTTTAACTTCAAACAATCTTACAACGGCCTGCGGGCCGTTTTTTTCTGGAGATCAACATGTCTTTTCCTGGTGAAACCCGCGTTATCAAACTGTATTCCCCTGTTTCCTTTGAGAACGGCGGCCTGCTCGAACAGGTGACGCTGCGCGAGCCGCTGGTCCGTGACCGCATTGCCTTTTCCAAAGACCGCGGCAGTGAAGAAGAAAAAGAGGCGCGCATGATTGCGCTGCTGTGCAACCTCAGCGAACAGGATATCTGGCAGCTGACTGCGGCAGATTATGCCCAGTTGCTGGACGCGTTTAATGTTTTTATGCTCCCGCCCGAGAAGCGACCGAAAGAGGGCTGATGCGGGCGATACGTTTTCTGGGACGGCGCCTGCATTTTCCCATGACGGAATATCTGGATATGCCGTTCAGTGTGTTTTCTGATTTTCTCACCGACGAAGTGGAGGCGGTAAATCGTGGCCGGATTAAGCCAGAACCTTAAGGCCGTCATTACCTTTGGCGGCAGTATCGACAGCTCCTGGAATCGTTCAGCGAACAGCCTGCAAAAAAGCCTGAAGGACGTCGGAAAGCAGTCTGAAAAACTGACGAAAGATCAGGCTAAGCTGGCGGCTGAGATTAAGCGTGCGAAGCTGGCAGGGCACAGCCTTGGCGATCTTAAACGGCGTTACAGCGACGTGTCCCGTGAAATCCGCAAAACGGAGGCCGAACAGCAGAAGCTGAATCAGCAGATGCAGAAGACGCAACGGCTGGCTGCCTTCAAGGGGGCAGGGAAAGGGCTGTTTCGCCGTGGTCTTGGTATGGCCGGACAGCTGGGCGGGATGGTTGCTCCCGGGCTGGCGATTGGCGGCGGTGGCGTGGTGGCTTCTGCCCTGGGTACCCTAATTGCACCTGCGGCCACCAACGAAGAAACGGCCCGACGGGCTGGTGTGGCGAAAAGCTATGGCGTCGATATCCCGACGTTTGATGCCTGGGACACGCTCGCGAAGCAGTACGACATGAACGGTGAGAACATCGGCGACCTGTTCGAGGAGTACCTTCACAAGGCGGGAGAGTACAAGCAGAACGGCAAGCAGGGTTCCCTTCAGGATGCGTTTGAAACGCTGGGATTTAAGGCGGGGGATTTTGCGGGCCTAAGCGATATGGCGCAGTTCGAAAAAATTGTCGAGCGTGCGCTCAGCATGCAGGACGAGTCGAAAGCGTCGTTTGCACTGGATTCGTTGTTTGGCGGCGAGGCCAGCAAGCTGCTGATGCTGCTGAAGCAGTCCGGCAAAAGCTACCGTGACCTGATGGACGAGCAGCGGCGTTATAACCTCGTCACGAAAGAGGGGGCTGAAGGGGCGATAGAGGGCAACCGCGCCATTACCAGCCTGCGCACTGTCTTCTCCTCGGCTGTAGCGGAAATTTCAGGGCAACTGGGAAACGAGCTGGCACCGGATATCCGCCGGCTGACGGATGATATGGCGGAGTGGTTTAAGGGGGGCGGGATCAAACGCATAGTCAGTTTCCTGCGTAATGATCTTTACCCCGGTGTACTGACGTTCGGCCAGGGCATTGTGTTCGTCGGGAAAGTGGCCTACGCGCTGGCGAAAAAACTGTCCTGGCTTTTACCGGATGAGAGAAGCGATCAGCGGGACGTGCTCAAATCGCTGGCCATGACCGGCTCGGTTGATATTGCGCGCATGACGGCGCAACGCAATGGTCAGGGCGAATGGTTTGAGCAGCAACTGAAGGAAAAGCCGGACCTGCCTGATGATGTGAAAAAATCGTACCGGGACACCCGGGGATTTTTCCGCGACGACGATGACACCTTTAACAGTACGCTCGATAAATACGTGACGCCGGAAAGCAGCGGCGCGCCGTTCTCCTGGGATTCAGCACTGAACCAGAACCAGAAGACGTCTGCGCAACCGGGACATGAAACATCCGACAGGACTGCCGGCGCCTGGAATAACTACAGACTTCCTTCCTTTCCCTCATTTGAAAAAAGTAGCGTCTGGCCCGCAGCGGAAAAACCGAAGGGATCCGCAGACAACATCTCACCGGATAAGCCTGTAGTAAATGTCGATGTATATCCTTCCCTCAACTGGACAGCAGCCGAGGAAAGATCTGGGGGCAATTCAAAATACCCGGCACAGCGTATCCCGGATGTGAATGTTGATGTCGATTCGTTACCGGGGACTGACAAAGCGCAGGGTTCATTCAGGGGTAACGAACGTCACAGGGAGAAAAGCGCAGACATTTTGCACTTACCGCCTGAGATTAACTCCCGACAGTCTCCTGATCCTGTTTCAGACAGACCGGCAGAACTGTCAGGTGAAGGGGAAAGCAGCTACTGGGAAACATTACTTCAGAAGCTTGATTTTGCGGACAAAGCGCCGCCTCCCCGACAACTGACCGACAACCGTCGTTTCGAATTTCATTATGAAATACATGGTGCACCTGGTCAGGACGAAAGGGCGATCGGGGATGAAGTTGTCGCGGTGACTAAAACCAGTCCGGTATTTAACGGTGACAGCAGCATGCTGGACGGAGGACAAATCTGGTGAGTGAAATCATTCCTGTCTTTGAAGACTTGGGACAGCTTCAGTCAAGCGCTGTTCGGGGGGCTCAGGCCGCCCGTGTGATGATGATGCTGGGTGATTTTGCCTTTTCGATCGACACCACGGCATACAACCAGCTGACCCGCGAGGCCAGCTGGCGATGGAGCGAACAGGAGCGGATCGGGAAGCAGGATTTATTGCAGTATACCGGCAAGCCCGGGCGAACCGTCCGGCTTGAAGGAGAATCGCATGCTTTCTTTCGCAAGGGGGTGGATGCTGTTAACGATCTCTTCGACCTCGCAGACCAGAATAAGCCTCAGCAGCTGGTCAGCGGTGAAGGAGATGTCCTGGGCTGGTGGGTGGTAATCGACTTCTCAGATACGACCAGCCGATTCCTGCCTGGCGGTGGCCACCGAAACAAAAACTGGACGATGACGCTGAAACATTATGCCGACGACATATCAAACCCGTGACGGTGATGTGCTGGATGCGATCTGCGCGACGCATTACGGCACGGAGAACCTCTCTTATATTGTGACGCAGGTTCTTGAAGCGAATCCTGGACTGGCTGACCGTGGGGCCGTTTATCCGTCAGGTCTGTATATCACTTTACCGGATCTGGCCCCGCCGGTTCAGGCTTCCGCTTACAACCTGTGGGATTAAAAATGGCAGATCAGATTGTTAAACCGGAATATGCTCCCGCTTTCAGCGTCAGCGCTGAAGGAAAAGATATTACCCGTGCGCTGCAACAATGCCTGGCAGAGCTGACGCTGACTGATTACGGCGGCGCTACGGCAAAAGCGGATGAGCTGAAAATCACCCTGCTGTCAGAAACGCTTCCCTTACCGACAAAAGGCGCACGGCTACGTCTGGCGCTGGGCTTTAACGACCAGCTGGTGGATAAGGGCTGGTTCGTGGTGTCCGGGGTTGGCAGCGGCGGCCCGCCCCGTCGTATCGAGATTTATGCCACCGCTGCGCCAATGAACGCACAGAAACAGCCCGGTGATGTGCTTAGCCAGAAAACCCGCAGCTGGGATAATCTGCGACTGGCGGATTTGGTTAAAACGGTAGCGACTGAAAACGGACTGGTACCAAAAGTGGCCGCAGAGCTGGCCGATATCCATATCGACCACGTTGACCAGGTGGCAGAATCGGACGCCAATCTGCTGACGCGCCTGGCCCGAACATGGAATGCTGTCAGCAAACCGTCGGGCGGTTACTGGCTGTTTCTGCGTCAGGGAGCCACGGCAAATGCTTCCGGCGAACAGACCGCAGCTCTGATTATCACACCAGAAGAGGTGTCAAACTGGTCTTACAGCGAAGGAGAGCGGGGCAGTTCGACAGGGAAGGCCACCGCCAGCAGTGGTAAGTCTTCAGGCAAAATCGCCGTACGTTATTACGATGAGGCTGACGGGAAGACCAAAACCTCATCAGTTGAACATGATGGTCCCTCGATGGCGAACCCTTACACCCAGCCGGTAAAGGCCACCGCAGACCAGCAGGCCAAAGCGAAAAAAACGCAGGCCCGCCGTAATGAACAGAAAATGACAGTAACCGGACCCTGCCGACCGAAACATGTTCCCCTCACGGCAGAATCTGGCGTATCCACGTCCGGATTTGGCGAGCGGGAAGACCGCGCCTGGGTGGTTGAGTCACTGGTGTTTTCCCTGACGCCCGCCGGGTTCAGCTACACATACAACCTGGTGGTTGATATTCGCAAGCCTGCGAAATCCTCAAAAAAATCCGGCAGTTCGGATAAAACTGGCCCGAATTACTTCGGCTAACACGCCGCCGCCCGGCGACCCTGATACGGAAAAAAATTATGAACGGTGTAAACAGCCGGACCGGGAAACGCCTGTCCGGTAGCGACCATTTGCGCCAGTCCGTCAGCGATATTCTCTCCACGCCTGTCGGCAGCCGCGTGCTGGTCCGTGATTATGGCAGCGATCTGTTTTCGCTGGTGGACAATCCACGTGATGACCTGACACGGCTACGCATTATCGCAGCGACTGCCACAGCGCTCGCGCGCTGGGAACCCCGGCTTAAGGTCACACGAGTGCTCGTCTCCTTCCCGGCAGATAAAACGGGGTGCGTGGTGGATATCGAAGGAATTAACAAAGAGAACAATCTTCCTGTCAGTACCGGAGGTATACCGATTTATGGCAAGCAGCTATGACGTAATTAACCTGTCCGCCCTGGCGGTGCCGGATGCCATCGTGGTACCGGATACCGCCGACATTTTTACCCGCTGGCTGGCACGTCTGCGTGAACTCGACACGGAATTTGATGCGCTGGTGGAATCGGACCCGGCGTATAAGCAGGGGGAAATCACCGCTTACCAGCTTGCTCTGGCGTTCCAGCGCGTTAATGACGCTGTAAGGGCTGTTTTCCTTGCCAGCGCCAGAGAGGCCGATCTCGACCAGCTGGGCGCGGCCTTTAATGTTTCCCGTCTGGTGATTAATCCCGGCGATCCGGATGCGGTTCCCCCTGTCGACCCTGTTTATGAAAGCGACGACGCTTTCCGGGAACGTATACAGCTTTCGTGGGCGCAGCTGAATACGGCCGGCGCGCGTAACGCTTATCGCTTTCATGCCAAATCAGCGGATAACGATGTGCTGGATGCGGACGCCTACGGGCCTGAAACCCATAACCGGCCCGGCGAGGTGGATGTATACGTGCTCTCGCGAACCGGCAACGGCGAGGCCGGGGATATCCTGATCGAAAAAGTGATGAATAAACTGAGCGCGGATGAAGTCAGGCCGCTCACCGATTTTGTCAGTGTGAAGAGTGCCAGTATCGCCAGCTATACCGTTAAGGCTGAACTTGAAATACCAGACGGTCCGGATGCACAGACGGTACTGGAAAACGCGATAAATACGCTGACGAGCTACACACAGCTTTCCCATCGCATTAATGCCATCGTACCGCTTTCCGCGATTTACTCAGCACTTCAGCAGCCCGGCGTATCCAGAGTTAAGTTGCTCAGCCCGACGGCTGATCTGGAAGCGGCAGCAGGACAGGCCCCGTGGTGCAGCGCGATAAACATCACCCGTAAAGGAGGAGTGAGTGGATAAATTTCGATCTCTGCTTCCACCTTCAGCTATTCACCCGGAACGGGCGCAGGAACAGGCAAGCACAGAGCTGATCGCGGCGCTGGATACTGACATGGTACGTAAGGTGAAAAATCCTGATACCTGTCCCGCACATTTGCTGCCCTGGCTGGCCTGGGAATTTGCGGTGGATTCATGGGAAGAGCCCTGGACCGAGGAAGAAAAAAGGCAGGTGATCAGGGATGCCGCATATGTCCATCAGCACCGGGGCACCGCTGGTGCTGTCAGACGATCGCTGAGCGCCGTTAGCCTGCCTACCACGGTGGTGGAGTGGTGGGAGGATACACCGCGCAAGGATCCTTATACCTTCAGGGTGGAAGTTTACAGCATTCAGCCCATCGACGAGGCGCTTTACCAGCGCATACGGCGCCAGGTCGATAAAGCCAAAAACCTTCGCAGCCTGCTGACAACCATCGATGTGATCGCCGATCTGGGTGCGAAGGGAACTTATTATGCCGGCGGTGCTGTTACCGCCTGGATTGACGTTGTTATTGAGGCAGGAGTTTAACCATGGCTGAGAAGTATTACAGCATTCTGACAAACCGGGGCAAGGAGCTGGAGACGCAATCTTCTGCAACCGGGAAACCCGTCATCATCAAAGAGTTTGTTGTGGGTGACGGGAACGGGCAGGCCGTTAAACCGGATCCTGCGCAGACGAAGCTGGTGCGTGAGGTCTATCGCAGTGCAATTTCTGCACTACAAGTTTCGCCGGATCAGCCAAACCAGTTTATCGCGCAACTGGTAATGCCGGTCAATGTTGGTGGATTCGTAGTCAGGGAAGTTGGCCTGCTGACAGATACTGGCGAACTGTATTCTGTTGCGAACTGTGCCGCTATTGAAAAGCCTGAAAACGGTGTCAGCGTTAATCTGCAATACCGACTTGCGGTATCAGAGACGGCGGCAGTTGAATTAAAAGTGGCTACGGGCGATGGTCTTTTTCTGCGGATCGACCGAAACCTCGGGGAGATCGCTGAGAATGGCCCAAGTGCACAAAAAAGTGCGCGGGAAGCGATAGACGTCGTCGATGCGACTACATTACGTAAGGGGCTGGTGCAGCTCAGTAATGCGACTGACAGTACGTCGGAGGGGATGGCAGCCACACCAAAGGCAGTTAAGGCGGTAAATGAAGAACTGGCGAAAGTCAAAAACAGTTTAGGGACAGCGTCCGGGAAGGATGTTGCCACCTCTCAGACTGACA